GATGGATAAATATAGTCAACTGGTTCATCCAACAGGAACGAATCAATAAAGTCGTCAATCGGACGCAGACGGCTTTCTTGTAGTGATGCAATAGATTCGTAATACTTTTGATTATCTTCTTCACCTGACGCGAACCCAGCAGCAGACTGACCGAATAAACGCGTCAATGGAATATCGCATGCGCCCGCAAGATCGGTACGTGCTTGATTCCAGATATCGGTTAAACCTGCGAAGGTGAGTTCTTTTTGTTCCCACATCGCAGTAGAATCTAAAAACAATGAGCCTGTACTCGACTTGATGGTACTCATTGCCATCGCTAGAGTCTTGTATTCATCCTCACGCCCCGATGCAATGCCTATATTGAAGCCATCGATTTTCAATACGTCAGATTTCGATTCTTCAACAATATCAAAAATATTGGTGCATACAGTCAGGTAATTAAACAATGAATCTTTGATCGCTTGAATGTCAGAACGACCATATTTATTAAGTCGTGAAGTGCGTTCTTTGAATGATCGCTTGCCGCCCTCAGTTCGACACACACGGCTATTGTGTACCAATGTATCGCCGTTGATCTTATACATGCGTGGCTTGCCATAATTGGCGCTTGTAATGTCTGTTTCTAATACTTCGAAATCGTATGCGGTTTTATCCAGTACAATGAATCGCTGAATGGTTTCATTATCTTGCAATGGCTTTTCAAGGTTTTCTTCATCCGTGACAGCCAATACTAACGAGTCACCATATAGCGATGTCCACTGCAATGCTTCTTCACGCGCTTTGAATGCACCTGTGCGCCGTGCCTTCATCTCGTAAATATCGTTATCAAATTCAGGCGTTAATACTTCACGGTCTAGGCGTGTCATATCGGTCGTGCGAACATCCACAAACTTTTGCACAATCCAGTTGTGTTCATATAGATTTGCCAGAGTCTTGTCGGTTAGTTTACGCCCTGCTGCAAAGTCGCGTTGCTGTGATCGCTGCCCTAGACTTGTGGCTAGTGACACGATGCCGTCATTTAGTTTTGTCATGCCACAACCTCATAAGTAGCTTCAAAGATATCAGGCTTACATGGGTAAAAATCACGATCACCAGTCGGAAATGCCTCTTTGATAATATAGTCACCCTTCAAGGCTTTCATTGCGCCTTCTTTGGTTTCAATTAATATGCTAAATATTGGCGCACCCATACCAACCTCATAAGCGGTATCGATTTCTAGTTCAGCAATAAGTGATCGCCCAACAAAAGCCTCAACCTCTTTCCTGTTTGAATTTCCGTTCCACTGAATAGCATCAACAACCACAGGCTTTTTTCTATACTGCATATTCTTTGCTCCAATATATATGATATTTTACACTAAATGTATTGCTTGCTTTGGTTAAGGAATGAAGGCATAATTGATATACAGTAAATAGGGGTTTAATATGGATAAGAAAGAGTTGCTAAATGGGGGTGAGCTAGACACCCTGTATCAGCTGGCTTTAAATGGTCCGCTTGAAAGCGGAGATATGCCAAGCAAGTCAGGATTTATCGGGTTGTGTGAAAAAGGTTTTGCTTACAGGGATATGCCTAGTTATTTAGGATTTATAACAGGAAGTGGCCTAGATTATTTTAAAAAATATAAATGGTATAAAGGGACTGGAGAACAGATAATTTTAAGCAGAAAATTCTTACAGCAAGGGGGTGTTGCTTGATGAAATCAGATACTCAAGATGATTGTGGGGATGACGCTATTGTTTGTTGGTCTTGTGATGAAATAGTAAGTATTAGAGATGTAAAATATAACGATGGTTTTTGCCCATGTTGTAATCAGGAGATAGACTTAGATGAATATTGAAGAAATTAAAAAGTGTGCTCCTGTTGGTGCGACGCATTACAGAGCAAGATTATGTGGTATTAGAGTTGCATATTATATTTTAATTGGAGAAATATATTTCTCAATGGATAATCATAGTAGATACTCACTAGATAATGAATTAATAAAACCCCTCCCATAGGGTTTCACAAGGATAATAAAATGACAAAACAAGAGATTAAAGATGGTGCGCCAGATGGGGCCAATAGGTATTACCAATGTGGCCTAGGTGTATTTTACTTTAAGAAACAATATATCTATTGGTGGTATTGGTGTGATTTAGAATGTATGTGGTTTAAAAGAAAAATACCACTTGACTTTAGATTAAAAATAAAACCCCTCTAAAGGGTTTTATAATATATCCAATATATTCGCTTTACCTGTCAATTCATTCACGCAATGTACAAAAGCATCGACCATATCATCATGTTTATGGCTATCCGTAGCTGTAAACTTCTCGCATTCACTCAAGAAATCCTCTACCCATTCCGCACCATCTGGCAAGAATACATAACCCGACTCAATGAATCCTTGAATGCCTAGCACACGTGTATATTTATCCGCATCAACCTGTACGCCTTTAATTGGAATATTGCGCTTACGTTGAATAGATTGAATCAATCCTGTGCCGCTTGACTTATCTTCAATGTATACCGATTGGGCTTTATGGCTTGCACGGTATTTATTCCATATATCTTCTAGTTTACGCTCTAACTCTGGCGCTTCCCATTTGCCACGGATCAGGTCAATGATATATAGGCCACCATCTATGCCGATACCTGCAACGATAAACACACTAAAGTCATTATGCTGTTTAACCTTTTGCGCCGTGTCACCTGCAATGATTACTCGTCGCATCAATGGTAAAACTGAATAGCGTTTAAACCATGCGCGTTTGATGACATCACCACCTTTAGATGATGGGCGCTGTTGGTAAAGGGCATTCCATGTTTGTGTGCCGACTGCTTTCTTAATCTTTGTGAGGTGCGTTAAGTCGTACCGTTCTGGATGTAGTGCGTCTCCTTCCTTTCGGTATTGTTCATCTTCTTCTGCAATCGCAGGGAATGATACGACTCGCCATTGGTCGCCACCGTTTTTCATGTCAGCAAGCAAGCGACCTGCTAAGTCGTCTTCATGCCATCGGGTCATACCCAGCAGAATGCCGCTCTTTGGTGATAGTCGAGTATAGAAAGTAGATGTGTACCAATCCCATACGCTATCCCGATATGTCTGTGAGTTCGCTTCTTTAGCATCTTTTACAGGGTCATCAATAATGGCAATGTCTGCCCCCATCCCTGTAATACCACCGCCCACACCCGCAGAACGATACGAACCCGCATAGCCCGCAATCTCGAAGATTTCACTGTTACGGATATTCTTTTGTGAATTAATGGATGCCGATGTATTGCTACTGAATGAAGTTTCAGGAAAAACGCCAGCGTATTCTTCACTGTCAATAATGCGCTGTACATCACGGTTCATACGTGAAGACAGATCCGCGGAATATGACGCGGCTATCATTTGTAGATTAGGATTTTGACCAAATGCCCATGCTGGAAAACGTCTTGAGAATAGTTCAGACTTTCCAGACCGTGGCGGGGCTTGAATGATTAAACGTGGCTGCTTGCCTGCCATAACATCAAAATAGAATTGTTGCAATTCAGCCGCAATGATACGGTTAAACCAACCTTGCTGAAAGGTCGGCATAGTATACGACACGAAGTCAATGAAATTACGTCTCGATAGTTCCTGCTTCACTTGCTTGTGAAAGGATGGTGTCAAGGCTGCGTAATTGTTCATCGGTTAGTTTGCTCGTATCTATAGCAGGCTTGTTGATTGATTCGCCGTTGGTGGTTACATCCTGTTTAACAGAATCGCTATAGCCGTGATTGGCCAACATTAGCTTTGTGATTGTTCCGCTAAACGTCTGACGAAGGCCGCCATTAATCAAAAGCATTTCTTGTTTGGTTTGAATTGCTTCTAACGTGTCCGAAAATTGCTTTCTTATCTGGTCTTTATCGCTTGTACCTGCCCACTCATAAGCAGTGCTTTTGCTAATCCCTAAATAGCAGCAAAGACCCGCTACAGACGGTACAATGTTCTCGACCTCTTTATAGCCTTCAATCATGTAATGCTCTGCTTTTTCAAGCATTGCTTCATTTAGCAAAGTTGGTCTTCCAACAGGGTTAGACATTATTTAATCTTCTCACATTTACGGCATTCAATAACGATAAACAATTCATTACTATCGTCATATTCCCATTCATGAATACAAAACAATTTACGAAAAAAATTTATCATATATAAACACCCAAGGATAAATCAACAATACAACAAGTATACCAACAATCGCTTGCAGTAGATAACCTGTCGATGTGAACAAAACATAAAAGAAAAATCGGAGTTCTTTATTGCAACGAGAAGGAGTGATCATAAATAACCACCAACACGTAAAATAGCAAGCAGTAAAGCAACATCAATAATAGCTAGTGCGGCAGCGCCCCAGCCTTTAGCTTTTCCGCATACAATGGTTAGAGACAATAAGAAGCACAGGAAGTAGATCATAAATAAACCCCATCAATAGAAGTAGGTAAATAACGCTCTTGACGCATTGCTACCAATTGAGATACATCATATCCATTGCGTTTACCTAAATAGATATGAAGATTAATAATGTCTATTCGTTGCTGCATACTAACGCTCCAATATAATTGTGCAGGGTGGTATGTCGCAGTCGCGGAGATCATCTAAACCAAAACTATTGCGCTCATAGTCTAGCAGCTCCTGTCGGACTTCTTCTCTAAGTTTTAAGCAACTTGAGATCATCCATAGTGAACGATCATCCATTGCCTTCAATTCTCGCTTTGCACGATCATATCCATATCTTTTTATTAGGTCGCTCATTTCCCTACCCCTTTATAATCCTGAAACGATAACCATGCTTCATTAACAACATCAGCATTGCATCCCTCATATTTTCTACTTCTTGCATTAAAAGCCACACCATGTAGATATGCAGACAAGAATAAATCAAACTGGCATTCATGCTCAAATTCTTCTCTAACCCTGTCTTTGCGCTTACTTTCGACTGACTTATCTTCTAGCACATCAAAGTATTGTCGCAACGTATTCCATGTTGCATTGGTAATGTGCATATCACCATCTAGGATCGCACGTACATCAATGTTAGTAATCTTGCAAGCCAAGTCTATCATCGCATTACTACGACATAAGAAATGTAATTCCGATAAACGTGCCGTGTATTCCTTCGGGCATGTTTCACAGAAATATAAAATAGCATCTCGCAATGGATGACGGTCAAAGTTAGCAATAACATCACGAACAAAAACAGGGTCGTAATGCGGGCGTTTTTTAAATTCCGCCAGCTTCACTAAACCCTGTCTTATTTGTTGCGGATTGATCATCCCTGATACTGCTACAAAAATTATGTATATCTAATGTACAACACAATGAAAGCAAAGTCTATACTAACCAATACGAGAAATAAGCTTGTTTAGATACCATTGTGCTTTTTCTAGTGATTCCAAGCCGCCCTTGTTTTCATAGCGCCACATATATTTAAAAGTGCTGCCGCGTAGATAGCCAATGAACTGTTCTGGTGTGAGCATGGCTTCCATAGCATCAATACATTCAATTGAAGATGATGCGTAATGTGATGGATGGTTTACGGTGTCTTCACAACGAAGCGTGTCAATATAATCATCTACACTCATATCGTTTTTTAGCTTGTATTCTTTTCTTACTTGCTCAATTTCTGCGTATTGGTCGTTTAGGGATGGTTCATCATCCAAAAATGGCAGTTCTTCGGGTTGGGTGTGATGTTGCCATAAAATACTATAGTTATTCTCAAGATTCTCCAACTTGAGTGTGGATTCTCGATGCCAGTCGTTTTTATTAATAGTGTTAAATGTTTCTAATGTATCTCCACCGGGTCTTGCAAAGAATATATTGTCCTTCCAATTCTTACTTATCGCATAAATATCCGCCCCCTCTGGGATTTCAATCATATTCGGGCTGATATTTTCAGGTCGTACCGTTCCGATATACGAATA